TAGAAATAAAGACAATTCCACTAACACAACTACAAGGTTGGGATAAGAACCCGAGAGAAATTACAGATGACAACTTCCGAAGGTTGAAAAGAGACCTCGTGAAGTACGCTATGCTAACACCCCTGATCGTGGATGGAAGAGATATGAAAACCGTGCTTGGTGGTAATATGAGACTAAAGGCACTTAGAGAATTAGCAAACGAGTACAATATTACAACAGTAACCTGCAATATAGTCCACCCAGCGGATGATAACGAAGCCATTATGATGGCATTAAAGGATAACGAATCATTCGGTAAATATATTAAAGTAAAACTAGCAGAACTAACCTCCAATATCGCAGAAGCCCAGGAGATACAAATTAGTATTAGAGAGATAGAAATTGAAAGACTAAAGCCAAGAGAACCTGAAGAAGATGATTATGAACCACCAGAGGACTTAGAACCAATGGTAGAAAAAGGAGACTTATGGATATTAGGGGAGCATAGGCTTGTCTGTGGAGATAGTACTGACCCAGAAGTAGTGAAATTAGTTCTTGATAACGAAAAATCGAATATGGTATTCACCGATCCTCCATACGGAATGGGTTTTGAAGGAAGTATAGGTGGAGATGGAAAGAAGGGATACAATTCGAAACACGGGAAGATCATAAACGATGATGCCCCTGATGATGACCTTCTTGATGGTATGATGACCAATATTAAGAACTTCAATAAAGGAGCTTTCTACATTACCTACTGGAGACTTGGCATAAGAACCATCTTAAATGCTTTAGCAAGAAACAATTTACCATTCAGAAATATGATTATTTGGCATAAGAACCATCTTAAATGCTTTAGCAAGAAACAATTTACCATTCAGAAATATGATTATTTGGCATAAGAACCATCTTAACCTGAGTAATAGTGACTACAAAAGCCTTTATGAGCCAATGATTCTTGGCTGGGATTACGATTATGAACCAGTATTCTACGGGTGGGGTGAGGAACATAAATTCTTCGGAGAGAAAGGAGCTACAGATATATGGGATGTAGATGGACTAACTACAGTATGGGAAATAGATAGAACAAAGAAAAACACCCTACATAGTACAATGAAACCAATAAGACTATGCGGAAGAGCAATACTAAACAGCACCAGGATGTTTGAAACCGTACTAGACCTATTCGGAGGGAGTGGATCAACACTAATCGCCTGTGAGCAAACAGGAAGGAAATGTAGAATAATAGAACTAGATGAACACTACTGTGATGTAATTATAGATAGATATAAAACCTTCAAGGAAACTGACCTCGGAATAAGCGTGATAAGAAACGGGAAAAAATTAACTTTAGAGGAGGCTAGAGATGGGAAAGGGAAGACAACCAGAACTGATTAAAGATATCTCAGTGGTATTGGGATTGCACAGTAAAACGCTTGCAGACCTAAGATTAGAAATCGATGATATAATAAAAGTAATTAAACAGAATGAGGATGAAGTGATAAAACTGAGTAACAAATTAGAACAATTAGTTAAAAATAAAACTAAAAAATCATGGCAAAAGGAATCAAATATACAGCAGAGGAAAAGATAGAAATAATAGAAACCATAAAGCCCTACTTACAGCTAGGTTATAGCCTAAAGAGAGCTTGTGAATATGCTGGAGTGCCATATTCTACAATACAGAACTGGTTACCAGAGGATGAGAAGCTTAGTTCTGAAATAAAGGCTTGGCAAGGTATGGTTAATACTCAGGCTAGACAAAACATCGTAGAGCATATTATGGGGAATACAAAGAAAGGAATTAAACCAGACTTAGATACAAGTAAGTGGTGGGCTGAAAGGAGAGAAAGAGATGACTTTAGTGTAAGACAAGAGAATATAAATACCGAAAGGAGCATTAAAGAGGTTATAGATGAGTTCCAAGATCCTGATAATTTTGAATATGCCGATAATGAAGAAAAGACTGATAAACCTCTTCCAGATACAAACGAAGGAGGGGAAGAGAAAGTTCTTTCAGCATAACCCTGCACAGCTACACTATGAGCAACACAGAGCGAAGAAGAACATCATATTAAAGGCTCGACAGATAGGATTCACTACCTATGAGCAGTTACGAAAGCTTGAGAAAGCTATGCTTAAGCAAGACCATATAACCAGCACAATCGCACATACGAAGGATAAAACCCTAGATATATTCAGAATAGCTCAGTTTGCTTGGGATAACCTACCAGAGGAGATTAAAAGTAGATATAAAATACAATATGATTCCGCAAAAGAACTAACCTTCGGAGCAACAGGATCAAGATACTTTGTAGATACAAATACCAGATCTAAGACCGTTCATGACCTTCATGTTTCAGAGGTTGCTAGAATTAAAGACCTAGAAGCCTTGTTTTCAGATTCTATAGAGTCCGTACCAATGGATGGAGAGATAACACTGGAAACAACAGCACAAGGATTGAACCAATTCTATGACCTATGGAAAGCATCAGTAGAAGGAAAAACAGACTTCAAACCTCACTTTTACAACTGGACTTGGAACCCTAACTACGCATCACAAACACCAGCCCAAAATGACTGGAAAGAACACTACAGAGAACTAGCAAGGCAATACGGATTGGTAGTTGATATAGAAGAGCAATTCAAACTAACGCCTGAACAGTTCTATTGGTATTACCTGAAAGCTAGAGCATTAAAGACTCGAGTGAAAGAAGATTACCCTACAGTACCAGAGGAGGCGTTCTTAAGTACAAGTGGATCAGTATTCGACCTGTTTGCAGTAAGCCAACTGGTACCTATGATTCCAATAGAGAACAAATACGGAGTAGATATATTCTACAGACCAGTACCAGGACATGACTATGCAATAGGAATAGATACAGCAGAAGGGACACAAAATGATGGAACATCACTTGAGATATGGGACTTAACAAATGAGAAGAAAGTAGAAGTAGCCTCGTTCCTAGATAATACAATAAGACCAGACCAAGTAGCAGATATCGGCATGAAGATGTCGACATACTATAATGATGCACTACTAATACCAGAGAAAAACAGCTCAGGACTTACAACTACACTTAAGATACAAGAGTCCTCATTCCAAAACCTATTTGTAAACAAAACCATAGATAGCAGAACCCAGGAAGAAAAGAATGAATACGGATGGAGAACTACATCGGGTAACAGAGATATAATGATAGATGACTTTATAGAATTATTCGAAGAAGGAAACCTAGAAATCAACTCATCCAACATGATAAGCCAGATGAAGACCTTCGTTAGGAAACCAGGAGGAAAAAGGGAACATGATGAGGGCTTTCATGATGATAGCCTCTTCGGATCATTCCTAGCAATCCAGGGTGGTAAGTATTTAAGAGAAAGTAGCGTGATTACGGGCATTCGTATATAGTCGTACAAATAATTTGAACACACGGTAGGGGAGAGTAGGGGAGGGGAGTTTGACCATAAAAAGGGCATTTTAGGGCATAAAAGACAAAAATAGGGCATCCACATGGGAGTAGGGGAGGGGAAGGAAAGAAATAGGAGGTATTGTGAAAGTAGAAGGAATAGTTTAAGATTTAGAAAGGAACAGGGAGGAATGGAAAATAAATAAAATAATAGGTCTAAATAATGTACAGATTCTATGTTGAAAAGGATTCTGAGCCGACCGTAGAAATAATTAAGGAAGCTATCGAGACTAATGAGAGAGAGAAGGAAAGGTACGAGAAGCTTAAAAACTACTATTTAGGGAAACAAGACATCCTCCAGAGAAGAAGGAAGAAAGATATCAATAACAGGCTAGTAACTAACCACTGTAAATACATCACGGATATAAACACAGGATACCTACTTGGTAGCCCTATTGTGTATTCTACAGATGAAGGAAAGGACATCAGTAAGATCATCGATGCATATGATAGACAGATGATCACAAACCTAGACTATGATTTATCGGAAGGTTGTTCGATAGTGGGTAAAAAATTTGAACTAGTGTATGCAACTAAGAATAAAGAAGCTAAGTCTGCTTCAATTTTACCAGATAATGCAATAATGGTCTGTGATAACACCATTGAACACAAAGAGCTGTTTGGAGTTGTCTATAGGATAAGCAGAGCAAAGTACAATAGAAAGTATGAGTATGTAAGAGTATATACAGATAAGGAAGAAATAATATATTCAGACGGGGAGATATTGAAAGAAATACTAAGAACCCCACACTACTTCGGATTAGTACCTCTCATAGAGTTTTCTAACAATAAGGAACAGATAGGAGACTTCGAGCCAGTAATTCCATTGGTAGATGCGTATAACCTCCTACAATCAGATAGATTGAATGATAAAGAACAACTAGTACAAGCACTGATGTTATTCCAGGGAGCAAAGCCAAACGCAGAACAAAAGGATGAACTAAATGAAGAAAGGACACTTTATGTACCTACTGGTGCAGATGTGAAGTATGTAACCAAAGAAATGAATGAAGAACAGATAGATATCCTTAGAAAAGCCCTAGAGAATGATATTCATAAGATAAGTATGACACCAAACCTTAACGATGAAAACTTCGTAGGAAACAGTTCGGGTGTTGCTATTAAATTCAAACTTGTTGCATTTGACCAGAACATTGCTAAAAAGGAGAGATTCTTCGAACAAGGCTTAAGGAAGAGATTCGAACTATACAACAACTACCTAAAAAAGAAGAGTGGAATAGCTAAAATAGAACCTCATAACCTAAATATTACATTCAAGAGGAACTTACCACAAAACGACCTCGAAACATCACAAATGATACTTAACCTTCAAGGTCTTGGTATACCTCAAACGGAATTGAATGCACAGTTAAGCTTCGTAGATGATCCAGAGAAATTCATGGAAACATTCCTTCGGGAGGAAGAAACAAATGCTAATAAAGGTGCAGAAAATTATGGAACTGATGAGGCTAACTAATTTGAGTTAGATCATTATGGCTAGATCAACAGAAGATTTGAAAGCAAAACAAGTAGCCTACTGGAATACAAGAACAAGAAAGAGAAAAGTAAACCAGGAGAAATACACGAATAAACAGATTCAAGAGCTACTGAAGTACTACAGAGAATCCCTAAGACAATTAGATAGGATGGTGAAAGAAGCCTACGATAAATACAGTAGTGATACTGGGCTTGGAATAACTGAGCTAATAGGGGTGTTAACAGGAGTAGAAAGGAAAGAATTCTTAAACAAGGTAAAAGAAAGAATGGAAATACTAGGTCTCGTTCCAGAAGATGTATATAACCAGAAGATGCTGTCCAGGATAACAAGGGTAGAAGCCCTGAAGGAGCAAGCCTATTGGGAAATGAGAAGACTACAGGCAATGCAAGAGATAAAAACCACCAGTATTCTAAACAACACAATGGAGCATTCCTACGATTTAATAATGAAGGATTATGTAGGAGATGACTATAAACCAGGAGTGTTTACAAGATTTAATCCAGGACTACCAGAGCAAGTGTTAAGAGAGAAATGGAGCGGAAAGAACTATTCAAAGAGAGTGTGGGGTAAAGAAAGGAATAAAATGGCTAAAGAACTTCCATTTAAGATCGCAGGATCCTTAATATCAGGACAGAGCTATAACAGAACTGCATTGGAAATAAGGAAAGAATACAATGTAATGCAATGGGAAGCTATGAGGTTAGTAAGAACAGAGTCGGCATTCGTAGATGGACAGTCAAACAAAAGAGCCATGCTAGATG